TGCAGCTACACGGGATAAGTTGTAGCTGTGATACTCACCTCCAACAAGGATTGCCCGTCTTTCGTGCGGTGTACCACAATCACTGCCGCTGGCAATGTGGTCTCTTTCCTTGTTGTCGGTGTCGTCACCCACAATTGCGGCGACTTCCCGGCTTGGTCTGCGACTGTCTTTCCACCACACGTCAGTTTCACAATGCCATCTGGTGAGGAGGAGGCGTCAATATACTTCACTCTTACAGTGTGGATCACCCATGTCGCTGAGGATTGATCCAAACCATCGAAGTCTTTCAACATTGCATAAGACTTGTGTTCTCCCTCTTTGTCCGGGCCTGTTAAGTATGCGGTGTACACCTTCCGCGCTGGGTTAGTGTTCTCCTTGTCCTTAGTCTTGGCCCTTCTCCGGGCGTTTTTGCGTTGCGACTTTGTTGGTCCATCAGTTTGTTGTGTGCTCATCTTTTTCGATTTTAAAAGTCCGTCGACTTTGTCGTCTATCCCATCCGCTTTCACGAGATCCTTCACGGGTCTTCCATTCCGCCCAACGGTTACGAATGGTGCAGGGTTATCGGCCATCGACTGGATTTCACCTTCTGCTTCCTTCGCCCGAGGGGCACCACTTCTTACTCGATCATCCGTTTTCACGGGATTTTCCTTCACGGGTTTTCCGCATTGCGCAACGGTCACGGATAAAGCAGGGTTATCGGCCATTGACTGGATTTCGCCTTCTGCTCTCTCCGCCCGAGGGGCATCACTTCCAACACGATCAGGTTCCATCGCCCTTAACTGGAGGGTCTCCAACAGCTCGTCCACGCGGTTGTCGGAGTACCTTGACTCCATGGGTCTGAGAAAATGTGCTATTAGGAGGGGTAGTGGTAGGTACTGTGCCATAGCACCTTGCCACGCCTCATCTCCTGTTAAACTAACACTGTATGTTTTAATTAATTTTTGGCACCACGTGTCCACCAGAGTGAACTCACGTGGAGCAAATACAAGCATCTGCCTGATGGCGCACGCCCTCCCCAACCTCCCTGAGGGAGATGGGTCGAGCATACGCACACCAAGCGACGCTATGTGCTTGTCCGGGTCCACTGGCTTAAACACCACCAAGCGTCCGTGCTTTACGAAATTCTTCTTGAGGAAATCCAGCTCGACTAGGGGTCGGGGATCCAGATTCTCATCCTTCACCGTGACCCCATACCGAGCTAAATTCTCCCTCACCGAATGCCCGTTAAACCGATCTATCACCTCAGGATTGACCGTGAATGTATTATCATCACCATAAATGGCAAGAGCTACATCACGGTCAAACTGGGCATAGCTCCGTCCAGTGGTGCGGTAGTATGTGGCTGCCAAAAGCGAATACAGAATGAATGTATTGTCAGGCCCCGTGTTTCCAGAACCAGATGGGCCACCTTGGTCTTTTTGAAAGTATTCGCCAAGT